TTATTTTATTTGTCTTACTCCGGATTCAGGATGGATAATTAATGTTAAAGTTCCATCTTCGATTGATATATCATATAGCTCTTTATCAATATTTTTATTGATAGTTATCTCAATACCTTTGTCCCTAGTTCTATACACATCATTATTTATCTTTTCTGCAACTGGCATAAAACCAGTGACTTCTCCTGGATGCTTTTTTCTCAAATCATGTTTAACAATATCCATATAATAATTTAAATCGGAATCTTGTTCCTCTGACGGTAACAAATCTCTTATCAAAGGTGGAAAATCATCCTCTAATGTAAAGTAACGTTCTTCTTGAAACCTTCTTTTAAGTCTTTGACTAAATTCCATAAAAACATTATCAGGTAATACCTCTTGAAAGGTTTTTGTCATTGTTTTTTGATATTCAATAGTTAAATTTTCATCATCAGGTAATACTTTAACATTTAAAAAGGATTCCATAAAATATTTAGCAGGTTCTTCGGAACTTTTCTGTCTGTCTAATGCAAACAGATGAAGTTGATTTGAATTATATTGGTCAAGGCACTTTATAAAGGCTGCTTTATGCAATTTTTCTCGTTTAGATGGTAACATATCTTTCCTGACCATTATACTTAGGTCGTCCCTTACTTCAATTCCTGTGTCTGGATCCATCTTCATAATTGCTATACTATTTTTTCCCTCAACTGTATAAAGAAGAAAAAATAAAGAACCATCACTTTTAGAAGCGGTCCCTCTAATTAACTTAGCAAATTTTAAAGCCATTTTTTTTGATTCCTCAATTAATACAGCTTCGAGTTCTTCAGAATTTTCAATTTTCTCAATTATATTTTCAATGCTCTTTTTTACCGTATTATCATTTAAATCCCAAAATTGACATTTCTTTACAAAACCTTGATTTTTTGATTGTTCAATGTGTGTCACAAAAAAGTCCAAAGCCTCTTGAGTGTCTTCTAAACTTTCAATATCAATACATGAATCACTTAGTATTGGTAAATTTCCTTTAATGTTAAGTTTATGAACAATCATCTTAGATATTTCTATTGTCATTTTAAATCTCCTCTTCTCATAATATCTGCTAACACAATTAAACCAAAAGAAAGCCCTAAAGACAACAGCTTCCGGGCTTCATAGCAGATATAATCTTTGAGGATTATGGAATTACTTTAACATATAGGGAACGTAAGTTCAAGTTGAACGTTTATGACATTAAAACGATATTTGATGCAATTCGTAACATTAAATTTGTAATAAAAATGTTATATATAGTTTTTATGTACAGCCCCTCAACGAGGGGCTATTTTTATCGTTGCGGAATATTTAAATACCAACGTTTGTCATGGAAATCTTGCGCACCGCCTTTAGTGTTTCCCTCTGGATCATTCGTTGCCCGCATCATTACATAGACTTTCTTATTAGGAAAATTACGCATATTGAAAGATACATGATAACCAACATTTCCAGAAGTATTATAAGCTTGGTTTACATCTGGTCTATATATTCCATCAGCTTTTACTCGAGCTAATTCTTTTCCAGTATTGTAATCCATAATGAAAATATACTCGTATTTATAGTTAGCAATATGCCATCCTGCTACATGCAAGTTTGCGTTTTCGATTTCTCCGAACTGATCAATGTGGGCGTAATTTGTTCCATCTGTCAGCGTAGGATTTGCAGCACCTGCTCTAGTTGGATCAATGACTGGTTTATCATCTGAAGTAGTTGGATTTTCATCGGTAAATCCATGAGCTAAATCATATGCTAATTTTTCTTTACTTACGCCCATTTCAGAAAGATAACCGTAAGGATCTGTATGATCGCCCCAGATATTTTGTGTTACCCATAAATGCGATTTGATTCCTGGTTGGTTATAAGGAGTGTCTAATGTTAATGGAATACCATATTTCATTGCTGAATCTCTTGCCAATTCAACGTATACTTTATAGTTCTTTTCAAAAGTTGCTTTATCATGTGTGTGTTGTAACTCAATCTGCACAGGACTATTGGCATTAGCATACGAACCAGCACCGTACTGTACATAACCAGGTTGACCGACTTGATAAACAATTCCGCCGTCTCCCACAATATAAGCAGTGTAAGCGCTAGTCCATGAACGTTGCATATACTGCGCTTCATTTCGTCCTGTTGCTGTTTCGTTAGCCGTCTCATGCAGTAAAATGTACTGATTATTTGCTACTTGTGAGCTACCTTCATTTACACCTAAATTAAATTCATTGTTAATAGTATAGGCAAAAGCATTCGAAGGCAATAAAAAAAGAGCCGTTAACAGGCTCAATGATAAAATGATTTTCTTCTTCATTTGTTTCCTCCTATTTTTTCAAATTATAAGCAGACACACCAGTGATAACGCCTAAAAATGTTGCTACTGCATTGATAGTGAGTACTGTCATGTCTGTTCCATTCCATCCATATGCTTTCCCTAATGTGGCTACTAATACAGATAAAGCAGGCAATACCGTAAGTACTGTCCATTTAATAATTTGATAATATTTATCGGGTAAAATCATTACTTCTCGCCTCCTTTCATTTCCTGAATATCGTGTTCTGCTTCATTCATCCGTCCTTCTAATAGAAAAGTACGTTCAACAATATGGTTATGCTTCTCAACTTTTTTCTCCAATTGCTCAATTCGATAAATGGTCAGTTTATTTGAAAAAACAATGCCTGCAAACGTACCAACTAACGTTCCTGCAATACTTAAAGCAGAAATAATCGCATCAATACTCATCGTTCACCAACTTTCCAACAAAAAAGCATACTCCAGGGAGCATGCCTTAATTTTCTTTATTAATAATTTTATCTATCTTATTATGTTATACAGGTTTTACTTCTGATATTTTTAACGATAACAGTTGTAGATGGAACATCTTTGCTGCGGCATCTATTCCTAAAGTAAATTCTACCTTATCTCCTGTAACTAAAGTGTGGACGTACTGACCAGCTTGAGATGTTACATAGTTTAAATTAGCACTACTACCTACATTAGCGAAGTTAGTATCACTTCCATTTTTTCTAATTTTTACATAAGCAAATTTGAACGTATTGTTTCCATGCAATTTTACAGTACCCTCAAAAAATAAAACACAGTTCCTAGTTGCGGTTAAGGTAATTCCATCACTACTTATCGTATATGGTAAATCACTAGCTGTGTGAAAAAAATCCGTAGCGATAAGAGTCCCTATTGGTATTTTTGTCCCATCTGGTGAGTCTGTTAAATCTCTACCTTCGCCATAAACGGCAAATAGTGGCATTGCGTCACTAATAGTTTTAATGTTAGTTGTGTTAGTGGCTATCTTAGAAGTATTGGCAGTTACTTTTTTATCAACTTCATTAATGGAAGCAGTCAACCGTGAATTAATCTCCGATACTTTCCCATCAGTATAATTGTTTGCTTTACCTGTGATTTCAGAAATTTTAATATCTGTGGCCAAGTTATCTTCGACATATTCTGGTGCTATATCCCATACATAATCTTTTGGATTGTTTGAGTCTCGCATGCCGATTCCTCGGTATTTATACTCACTAATATTTGGAGTTCGTGTGTCGCCTTTTTCGATCTTAATCCAGTCAATTTGACATGCCCCTACTGTAGATTGTGGCGCTTGATATATACTTAATAGCTTTGGTGAACTACTGTCTACTTTTAGAGGGGTAAAAGAACAAGTACACACGTCAACCAATCCTTCTACTGGAGTCATTCTTTCTAATGAAATATTTCCACCATTGTAAGCCCAAAAAGTTTGAGATGCTGGCTTAGTTGCTTTCATTGTAAGGGTATATCTTTGACCCACTTTAAACTCTTCTAGCATGTTCACACCGTATAAACGGTATGCACTTGTTTTAATTGGGAAGCTGATAGTTGAGTCAGCAATGTTCTCCCCCAAAGCCACCTTACTCAAATAATACGGCGCATCGAGTAGATTTGGTTGGTATGGTGTGGCTGTTGGACCTTCTTCGATTTTGATGTCGTACAATTTAAATCCACCATTTATTTTATCCTGGTTAGTAAAACTAACACTAAGATAAAAACGTTCTAAATTTGTGATTTGATAATTAACATTAGCTGTGCCTTTGATTGTTATTTCTTTCCCTACATTATCTATTGTCATAGTTGTATTATTTGCTTCCAATAATATATTTCCTCCTGGTGATGTACGATATACCAAACGCAATTTATTAATAGCTCCTGTAGTTCCTTCATCAAATCGAACTTTTGCACTTATAGTATATGTTTTACCACTAACAAGTGCTGACGTATAATTACGTGTGAACATATCTATCGTCCCTGTACCATCAGAAGTAAAATGTAACATTCCGTTAACATCAGTTATTGACCCGTGGTAACCCCTATTAAAATCGCTAGATTTCAATGCATTTACAAATACATTCGGATTCCCCGAATAATCATAATTCCCAAAGTCGATGCTGTTACTGTACATCACTTGTAAGTTACCTAACTTAGAAATTTCTTCTTTCAGAGCATCTAACTTGTCTTGTAGAGTTTTAGCTTGACCAGTTAAATCAGTAATCTGTTTATTTAAGCTATTCACTCTACCTTTAATTTCAGCCATAAAAGCATCAAAAGTTTCATTATACTTTCGAATCAACTCTTCCAATTGCGAAACATACTCATCGGCTTGGCCTTGCGAAATGTCAGACACTCCTAGTGAGAAAAAAATGATATCTTGCGTTGTTAAAATTTGATTGTCTTTTCTATATTCTACGTAGCAGTGTTTATAATATCCTGCTTCACTCATAAATGTGCCATCAAGAGAAAATGTGACTTCTTCACTAGTTACGCTAGTTGCAACACTATCTACGTAACGGTTAGATGGTGTTGTTCCTTTTAAAGTAAATGTTCCCCCGCTCGTATCCATCTGCAAACCATTTAAAAATGGTTTAACACTCACCGTAATCCCTTTATCACCTTGACGAGCCATAATGGCTTTGGTGTAATTTAATTCTTTACTGAAATCTAAATTAAGCCCGTATAATGTTGATTGTTCCATCAGTTTCCCCCCCTTATATATTACTTACTCGTTATAGCATAAAAAAGACCTTCTTATTCAAGGGACTTTAGTTTAGAAAAAGCTTTTATCAGAAAGTTCATCTTGTTTTAGTCTTACATCTTCATAACCTAAGCGATGCGCTACAATATTCCATCTGACTAACACATTAGGCTCACTTGTTTCTATAATAAAATGGTCTCTAGCTTCTTTAGTTACAGCACATAGTACTAATTTTGTAGGTGTTACATGTGTCATATAGTGATCTAAGTTTACTGTTTCAGCAAACACAGGTTCAATATCTACCCTTAGTTTACCATCTTCTCCTGTTACACCTTCCCCATAGTCTGCAAAATAATATTCTGGTGTTTCATAAGCGTTAAGTAAACGTCTTCCATATGATTTGGTTTCTACAGTTGAGTTTTTACTACCTTGTACTGATAAATCGCCAGCTATAATTGTATTTTTATTTATTCTACCAACTACATTGTTAAATGTTGCTATGTTAGAAATGGTTAGACCGCCATCAGAGTCAAAGGTTAACGGTTTATTGTTAACTTTAACTTTAAAATATGAAGAATTGTGATCCATGGTTTCGTAGGTAATAGACCCATCATTTGATTTTCTAGTACCAAACCAGTGAAGTTCTCTTGAAGAAAAACTTAACCATGAACCCGCACTTGTACCGTTATCCCAAGTACTCATAACTAGGTTACCTGCGGTGTCAAGAATACGGAAGCCCCCACCCTTTTTAATTTGATAGAATAACTCCCCTACATCAGACTCAGTTGTTTCTTGTGCGTGCATTTCAATTACATCACGATTTAACTTTTTAGAATGCCATAAAATAGAACCATTTTGTATTGTCGTATCAAAATCAGCGCCAGTACTAATCAAGGTTGAACCTTTGATTGTAATACCTGTAATGACACCTGCTGTAATAAATGAAGCGTTAAAACCACCATCAAGTGTCCAAGCTGTATCATACGTACCGTTAATACCTGTTTTAGAAAAACCTATACCCTTCTGGTTTATTTGTAACACATTTCTAGCAGTTTCTTTATTAGGCGTATCCATTACTAAAATACGGCTTGGGCTTTCTTTGGGGTCTAATAATACATAACCGCCAGCATTACCAGTGATTAGGTCTGTTTGATGATCTACAATATCATTGATTAAATCACTGATTTTACCACCATTTTTCAATTGATCAATGGCATCATTAATCAAATGGCTTACATTATTCTCTGTATTTTCTAAGAAGTTTGTTTTGACATTTCCTACAACTAATTTATCGTATGAATTGGTTAAAACATTAAACGTATATTCCACAATTCTTGCTGACATATTCACTTTTAACTGTGGATGATACACATCTACTCCGTCACCCATCGAAACTTTTTCTAGATCAACAAATTTTTCATAACCTCTTTGATGCCTCAATGGTACTAATTCAATCGATCCACTCACTTGTGGTTTTTGTTTGTCTATATTCGTTTTCAACCATTCTTTAGCAATTTCCCTTAATGTGGCCACATCAGTCGCTTTGTCTTTGAAATCAACAAAAGAAACATATCCAGCAGGATAATCATCCGCGTAATCAGTGAAAATGACTTCTTCTGGTAGAGTGATCTCGTCTTCTCCTTCTGAAGAACTGCTAATGAAAGGATAAACTCCAACTAAAACACTTTGAGCATCTATCTCTAAATCAAGACCAGTTAAGTTTTTAGTATAAATCGCTTTGATTTTATGATCCGTACCTAGTCTTTTTTCATGACGTAACATGTTATTATCTTTTAGAAATTCACCATGAAATCGATCTAGAATAGATCCCTCTTTTCCACCAAAGAATTCTAAAAAATTCGCCTTTTCTATTTTCATGTTAGCAAGCGTATCTACTAATGATGAGAAAGAAAACTGTGAAGGAATAGCTGGTTTCGCTAAAAATTTTGCGTTTTGCCATGCCTGAGTAGCATTGATCTTTTCTGTTCCGCTGTCATATTTATTCAATACCGATTTTCTTATATCATTGAAAATAGGTTCAGCTTTTACTTCTATCGTATTTCCTATTGCAGAAGTCTTTGCATAATAAATCCGTAGACGCTGTTTTGCTCGATTTTCATCTACATAGCACTGAATAATACGTCCATCTATAATCAAATCTGCATTAGTTCCGCTTATTGGATAAGTCCCCTGAAATATCTCGGCTCCGTTTAGTTTATTGCTAACAGTTGCTGTTAACCAATCTGATAAAGCGCCTAAGCCTTGCGTATCATATAAATGTTCAGCTAAATTATTCGCGTCATTCTTATCGTAAATAGTTATTAAATTATCGATCATCTATTCCACCTACCTTAATCCATTACGATAAATTTGTATTTTGCTCAAACCAGTGCAATTAAAATGATTAATATCCACTTGCAATGTCGGATATTGCATAGTCTTCATTTTGCTGGACCGATCTAAAATATCTCCATCCGATTGCTCTTCGTAGCAAAGCATCAAATCACTATCAATGACTACGTCAGTTCCTACTACTAATCCTTCAAAACTAAACACATAATCATTTAAGATGAACTGGCATGAAGCAACTGAAGGAGTGATGATAATCTTTGGAAAACTTTCTTCTAAACTATTATTCAGCAAGTTAAATGATTGTGGTTTATCTACGGTTATAGGTACATCTTCTTGGACTCTTGCAAATGGTTTTACAGTGATATTTACATCGAACTCTCCCCATTCAACGATATCGTTTTCTGCATCGCCAATATCAATAGTCTGGATAATGTAATAGACGTTTGGATCATCAGAGAATTCTAATTTCTTTGCATAGTTTAACCAATGACGCATGATATAAAACGATTGCTTAAAAGCTTGATGGTCTTCCACATCCTCTAAGTAGTTGTAGTGCAAAGTAAACGACATATCTTCAAACGAATAATCTTGCACTAAGCCACCTAGCCGTCCTAAAACAGAAGTCTCAACTCTCTGTCTTTTTGGAGAAGGTATGGTTGGTCTTTCAGCTAAAGCCAATTTATGCAAATAATCAGGAAATCCATCGATTATAGAATGTATATAATCAGTCATTTTTTCACATCCTTTTTAATACTAAAAAAACAGGAGAAATATTCTCCTGTTTAACGCCATGCCGAAGCATTATCATTTTGAACTTTTGTAATGCTATCAATGATTTGTTGAGTTGTTTGCTTCATAGTAACTTCATCTGCATTACCATCAATTGTGAAATTGAATTCGTAATTATTCACAGGTTGAACCGTTTGTGCCCTAGATGAAACTGAGGTGCTACTCAAGATACGATCCCCAATTTCTTGCAACACAGATCTTTTCAAAGGTAAAACTGCTTCAGGTCCTGCTTCACCTACACCGATAATATTCGGAGAATTAAACACACTACCTTTCGCATACCAATCAACGCCCAACGTTGGGATTTTTCCCTTCAACGGATTGAATTCCCCACTCAATTTAAAATGTGGTAACGGAATATGTGGTATAGAAATATTCAAATTATCAAAAAGACCACTGATTTTATCTCTAATCCAATCAATTGGAGCGCTAACAGTCTTTTTAATACCTTCCCAAATGTTAGCAATCGTGCTTTTAACATTATTGAATATGCCGGAAACAATACCTGTTAGATTAGACCAACCGCTTGAAATTGCATTTTTTCCATCGTTTACTTTAGAGCTAATAGTGCTTGTAATTCCATTCCAAAGATTCAAAGCAGTGTTTTTGATACCGTTCCACCATGCCACTACTGGATCAAATACAGTATGGAATGTAGTTATAATTCCATTCCAAGCGGTGCTTATCCATTGTGTCATAGTATCCCAAGTATTTTTAAGGAAATCAGAAATAGGAGTCCAAACAGCTTGCCAAGCTGCGCCTAATAACTGTCCAGCTACATCAAAAATACCCACGATAATATTAATACCAGCTTGAATCAACGACGTTATTAATGTCCATGGTATTTGAACAATCCCTACAATGTCTGCCCAAATAATCGACCATACTTCTTTGACTCCGTTCCAAATATTTGAAACCCAATCAACGAATGTTTGCCAAGTCTCTTGGACTCCTTGCCAGATGTTGGAAGCTCCTTCAACTAATCCGCTCCATGAATCTCCAAACCAGTCAGAAACGCCTTGCCAAATATCTTGAACCCAATCTACAAATCCAGACCAGGTTTCTTTAACTCCATCCCAAACTGATGAGGCACCTTCTTTTATACTTTCCCAAGTACCACCCAACCAATCAGTGAATTTACTCCATATTCCCTTAAACCAGTCAGTAATTGCACCCCAGTTTTTTATAATTGCTATAACTCCAGCAATAGCAGTAATAACTGCTCCTATTATTAATGTAGTAGGACCACCTAGAGCCATGAAGCCAACTATTATTGGCATTAATAAAGTAAATGCAGCAGTCAATCCGCCAATCGCTACGGCATAATCCTGTACTGGTTGTGGAAGACTATTAAACGCATTAGCCATCTTTCCTAGAAAATCAATTACTGGTTCGAGTGCATCTATGATTGTGTTGCCTATAGGAGCTAATGAATCCTTTAATTCAGCTATTTTTCCGTTTAATTCTTGTAACGGAGTAGTAGAATCTTCATTCATTTTTTGTGCAGATCCACTAACATCATCAAATGTATGGTTAACATCAGTCAAAGATTGGACAACTTTCATCGCGTTATCTTCGCCAAGTGCAGACCAAATTGTAGAAGCTTTATTTAATTGGTCGTATTGACCATCCATATTGCTAAAATCTTGAATCATGGAATTAATAACGTCTTTTTGTGTTCCTCCGCCATTTTTCCACTCTTCAAAAGCTTTTCTAGTACTTTCACTAAACATATCCATGTTTTGCTCAAATCGACCATCTGTTAACGATATTCCCATTTCCTTAACTAAGTCATTGACTTTATCAAGGTTATAAGCACCCGCATCTAAACCATTTTGAAGCATTCCGAACGTTTCATCAGCTGAATATCCCATTTGACTCCATAATTGGCTATATTCTGCCATATTGTCGCCTAATTCGTGCGTTTTATCTAAACCGTTTTGAGTACCCGAAACCATTAAATCCATTGCATCTTGAGCGCTCAAGCCGAAATTGACCATTAAGCCATTTACACCACGTAACGTTTCATCCATATCAGCGCCCATGGTGTTTTCTAGGACCATAGCTTGTTCCGTGATATTTTGTAAATCTTGATTATTTAAATCGCCTAAATTACGCTTTACCAAAATCAATGCATCTGTGGACTGATCTAACGATTCTCCAAACCCTTTATAATAAATGTCTCTGGCTACATTCGTTAATTCTTCAGCCTCTTGTTTAGTCAAACCAAAATTAGCTTGTATCTTACTCTGGGAACTACCTACACTATTAGCAGATTCTACTGCTTGTTTCCCTAACTCTGTAAGCTTATCGCCTATGTCGCTTAAAACGTCAGAAGCTTCCATTAGATTATTCATATCTATTTTGCTTCCGATATCGTCCAAGTTAGTTGTATCTACATTTTTAGCAGCTTGTCCTAACTCTTCAAATTCACGTTCAGCATCATTAAGCTTCGCTTCCATCTGCATTGCTTCTGTGGATGTAGCGCCAAATTCAGACTGTGTAGCTTCTAACTGTCGTCTTAGGATATCTATCGTTTTCTCCGCATTTTCAGATTGTTGAGAAACATATTCTTGGGCTTTCGCTAATTTCTCGGATTCAGAAGCTGATTGACCAGCAGTTGCTTGCCATTTTTTATATTCTGATTCAATCAGAGAAGCACTTGCTTGAACATTTTTCTGTTCACTATCCAACTGTTGCATTGTAGACTCGTACGTCTGTATTTCGCCTTTTGCTTGAGCTAGTGCATTACTCGTTTTCTCAATTTCGTTTGACAAACGTTGTTGTGCTGTTTGTTGATTAATCAGTTCTCTTTCAAGTTTCTGAACTTCGGTGGAATTTTCTCCATAATATTTTTTGGCATTGGCTAAACGTTGGCTAGTTACTTCAACTTTTTGACTTTGTAATTCATACTGCTTTTCTAAAGAAGATAATTTACTTCCTAACTTGTCTGATTCAGAACCAGTCTGTTGTAATTGAGCTTGTTCTAGTTTTAATTCTGCTCTATTTTTAGTTAATTCAGCACTGATTTCTTTTAACGTAGATTTCAATCCGTCATCGTTAGCTATGAATGTTACTTCTGCTTCTGTTCTCTTTTTAGCCATTTTTTACCTCCTTTCTTTAATTTTTTTGGGATTGATTTATTGCGTAGTTCTTCCATCCTTCATAAGCGCTCTTGTTGGAAGCCATTTGTAAAATGTCATCTAAACAGATATCGCTTAAAACCAAATCTGAAGGCATAGAAAAAACGTCGGTCAACATCGAATAGACATCGACCCACGTTTCAACTAAGAGCTTTGGCATTTTTACTTTTGAAGCTTTTTTTCCTTATTTGCTTTTTCAAATTCTTTTTGATAAGCATCGCGTGCTTGTTTGAACATCATCAATTGATAAATATAGCTGGCAGTAGCCATATCAAAATCCCATTTATCGATAAATTCATCGAATGAAATATAATCAGTCATGTTCGCTTGGCGGTAAGCAATATACACAGCCTTTGCACCTTGAATAACAGAAATATCCATGGATCCTTTTCCCACAGTCATTTTTGCAAACTCGTCTGTATTAAAATCTCTATTGATCATCAATAATTTCTTGATATTCAGTTTAGGTTCTAAATTCAAAATTGTTCCATCGTTTAGTTCAATTTTTGAGTAATCTTCGTTCATTTTGCTACCTCCGTTTTATATTTAAGCTTGTGTCGTTGTAGTAGTGGTTGTTGAACTCTTTTTAATCACATCAGCAGATAGATTCGTCATCCATTGATCTGTTAAGTCTTCTTCAAGTTCTGCAACAATTGCTTCATGATAGAATTTACCAAATTCATCTTGCATAACTTTTGTTTCTAGTTCTAACGCAGCTACTTCATCCGCACCATTTTCAATAGAGAATGTTAATCCTGTATTCGAAGTGCATGCTAACATACCAACTAACTTGCTATTTTCTTCGAAGTCATCCACGATCTCTGCAGCAAGTGAGAAATCTTCGCCTACGGAATCAGGACCGTAAGAGTAAATGCCTGGTTTAATACGTTCATCTTGTTTCAACCCATTGAAACGTCGATAAACTTCCATCGGTACATGTGCAGTAATTGTTACCGTCATATTGATTGGTTTAGATTTTGATTTTACTTCTGTCGCTCCACATTTTTTAACCACCGTTTGCATTTCTGTTTCGCCATCTAATTGTCCGTTACAATCTGTTGCGATTGCATTTTCTGCGTTCTTAAAATTAAAAGCAATTCGTTTGATACTCACGTTATCGAACGTTGTTACTACAGTTGTTGTTTTAGCCATTGTTGTTCCTCCTATTTATTTAATTTATCGAATTGACGAATCAGAAGTTCTGTAATCGGATCAAGTGCAAGACCTAATCCTCTTCTCATGAATTCGTCTGGCTGATTTCTTTTAGAAGTACCTATCCCCAAATCAGGATATTTTAAATACTCAAATTTTCTTGTAGGTCTAATGATGAAACCCAAATTAATATATTGAGTCTTAAGTGGACGACTATTTTTTGCGTGTTGGTGCCCTCTTCTTAAATCTGCTTCAGAAACAGGAATTTTTTCCGTAATCCTATCCGCTGCAATATCTGAACCTTTTGATTTCAATGCTTCGTTAATCAGTCGTTCGCTCTCGCTTGAATAGCGTTCCATCCGCACAAGAAGTTCATCATGTCCATTTATTTTTAGCTCCCAACTATTGCCGGCGGAGTCGCTTTTTATTTGTTGCCATGCTTTTTGCTTATCAATATGTTGTTGGCTTAGGATGTTTGGTTTATTGTGTCTCCACCAGCGATTAGCAATTACCGTCCCTATTCTTAGCGCTTCAGCTCTATTCATTTTCATCACCGAAAAGTCTTTGTTGTCTGTTCAGTTGATCGATTTCCATGCGGATCGCAGTTTCTGGTAACCACATTTCAATAAATGAAACAGCATCATCGAATCTCTTACGAGGTAACTCGCCATATCTTGGGATTGAAAAGGTACGTTTAAATTCAGACCAAAATTTTGAGAATACTTTTTTGCTGATTTCTTCATAAGCTCGGCTTTCTTTACCTCCTAAAACTTCCATAACTTTCATATTTACTTTTTGCTTAATTTCAAACTCTTGTTGTCCACTAATTCGCATAGTATCTTTAAGCATGGAGACATCTTTTTTAACATCTTTCATTTCTTCTAATTGATAGATCATCATGTCTTCAATTGTTTGAGGAACAGTATTCTTGCGAATAACATCTTCCATTTCGTTGAATGCTTCAATGTATTTTTGTTTGAAGTAAATAGCTTTCTTTCCTGTAAAACCCATAGCCAACAAGAAAAAACCATCTCTACTAATGAAGAAAACTCGTCGATTTCTGCCGTATGAATCTGGTTCATTACCTTCCACAAACATCTGCTCAAAATTGAGCACATCTTCTTTTAACTTTTCAATATCTCTCAAAACATTTTTGTGTTCTTTTTCAAAACTATCTGCGACTTGCAAACTCGTAGTCACAGCTTCTTTATTTTTCAAAATTACTAATTCTTGCATTATTTTCTCTCCCTTTTGGTATAATTTAGGTAAAAAGGTGATGTATATAATTGGATATTTCAGATACTCCTTATTATCAAAAATTGATAGCTTCTTCAAAATTAATCGGTGAAACCATTGTTCCTTCTCTAGATGTCGTTAACGCTATGCAGCCTGCGATAGAACAAGCTAAAAAATCAATTGCAATTCAAGATACTTTTATAGCTTCGCAAGCAATACTCAATGATTTTCTCATTCAAATTGTCGAGAAACGTAACAAATCTATTGCTAATATGATTCCTCCTTCTTTGTTCGCAATACAGAAACAATTAGAATCTCCAAGTTTTAATATTGCTAAAAAAATGGCAGCTACTATGCCAAAACCTTATTTTTCTGATATCTCTAAAATCACAGAAAAATTTGCCGTTGACATGTCTAAGTACGACTTCAGAATAGGGGTAGCTACCCAAGAATTAGAAAAAGCATTTTCTTCCGAACCGGAAGTTAGTACAAAAAATCTACTTTTTAAAGACACTTCTAATCCATCTGATGAGTTTGAGGCTAAGTTTTTTGATATCCTTAATGAGCAAAGGAAAGTCCTTGATGATTCTATAAAGCTTTTTGAAGAAATAAATACAGCCAAGAACAAAGATATAACTAATGAACCATCTGAAAAACAACAAGCTTCACCTGCTTTCTACAAAGATAAAATGTGGTATTTAGAGCAAACTGGGGCAGCTTTGATAGGACTAGTAGTAACCGAAATTGTAAATATAACTATTGGAGTAGATCCTAACAATACAATTTCATTAGCTTTATTTTTGCGTTATTTGTTACAATTTTTAATTAATTAGGTTAAGTCAGTCCCTCCCGACTGGCTTTTTCGCTCTGTACTCAGCTTCATCAAGCCCCATAAAAATCCAAAGCATATAAACGATTGTCCCTATCAACGCCTGCCTGTTTCCCCAAAGACCTAAAGCATAGACGATTAGGGGTGCGCTGAATACTAATGCTCTGTTGAATTTGCCCATCCGCTTACCTCCTTAGACTTTATATTTCGACATGAATTCATCGATATCTTTGATGTCGTATTTCGGACGGCTGTTTTCACCGAAGATGATTACTTTCAACCCTTTTTTTACCCATTCGTTAATAGTTCCTGCTGACGTTCCTGTATAATGAACTGCTTCTTTTTGAGTCAGATAGCGTTTAGGCACATATCCTACAAGTAATGAATCTAGCTCGCTTTTGTTGATTAGTTCCTGGTTCATGTTGCTTCCTCCCTATCGAATTCCTAGAATATCTTTTACAGTTTCGATATGCTGTTGTGCTTTCTTTCCATCACGATTGCCGTTTAGAATATCTGATAAATAAGCTCCTGAAATACCAACAAGCGCAGCTAGTTCTTTGAAAGTCATTCTTCTTTTTCTCATCTCCGCTCGAATTTTTAAGTCTAAATTCTCAGACATAAAAATAGCTCCTTTCTAAACAAATAATTTTTAAGCTAAAAAATTAGCTAAATCGTTGACACTTATTAGCTTTTAATCTATTATGAATACATAGTTAAATAAGACTTATAAAAAGCCTCTAAAATAACATTTCTAAGTTTGGCGACTGAGAGAATGTTTTAAATTAGTAGAGATTTTTGTTGCTCTTATTTAGCTAACAATTTAGCTTACGAATTAAATATACTAGCTTAAAAGCTAATCGTCAACTAAAAAATAACTTTTAAGCTATTTATTTTCTTTTCAGCTTTGAAAGGTTGATAATAATGAGTTTAGTTACTAAGATTAAAGAATTAGCAGACGAAAAGCATGTGACTATAGCAGAAGTAGAAAGACAGGTGGGCATCTCTAATGGACAAATAAGAAGATGGGATAAAGCTTCGCCGAAATCTGAGAACTTAAAGAAAGTTGCTGATTATTTTGGTGTCACAACTGATTATTTATTGGGAAATAATAATGTTCCCAAATGGGCTACAAAAGATGAAGTGGTTGAACTTGATAAACTACTAGACTCAAATGTTAATATGTCTTATGGTGGGGAAACATTGACACCTGAACAAATACAGCGCGTAAAAGATATCCTTATAGCGACTTTCTGGGATATTGTGAAAGAAGACAAAGAAAAAGGCAAAAAGATGTGAGCTTATGGAGATGGATACGATTATTTTAGTCGAGGAGTTGAAGCGGAAATACCAGTCCGCTAATCCTTTTTATATTTGTGAAAAGATGGGCATTAAAATTCAATACGTTCCTTTTATCGAGAATCCCAAAGGGCAGTTTCAAGAAATTAGAGATCGTGCAATAATCTTTTTAAATGATGAACTGCGAGACTCTGAGGAAAGATTCTACATTTGCGCTCACGAATTAGGTCACGCTATTTTTCATCGTGGCTTATCTAGCTATTACGTATCAACAAGAACATCTAGAAGCAAATCTGAAAGCGAAGCTAATTGCTTTGCTGCTAATCTCATTGTTTCTCTTTATAAAGAAGATAATGATCAATATCCTAAAAAAATCGATGAATTAAAGAATCATTACGGACTTCCAGAAAGCGCTTATCGTTTTCTTATATAAAAAAGCTCATGTTAGCACACATATTACAACGAGAAAGAGGAATTATAAAATGAAAAAAGTTAGCATTATGTTGTTGTTAAGTACTGCTCTGCTACTTTCAGCTTGTTCAAATAATAAAAAAGCTGAATCAACAGATGCCACTTCTAACCAAGAAACAAAAATAAGTAAAACAAAAGAAACAACTGAAACCAGTTCATCTACTAGCAAATCTACATCTAAAACAGATTCTAGTTCAACAGTTACAAGCTCCAACCAAGTTACGGCGGAACCTAGCCCAACAGTTATAAGCTCCAGTCAGAGTACAATCCAAACCGCACCTCAAGAAGAAACATATGAACAGATGAAACAACGCACTTTACAGTCAACTCCAGCTGATCGTGCAAATTGGTCCAACAAAGAGTGGGAAGCTTTCGGCGTGGCCCTTTATGAAAATGGATTGACTACAGATGATGCTGGCAATATTATCAGTCAAGATCAGAAAGAACAACAAGCAGCATCTCAACAAAATCCAGAAGACCAACAAACAAGCGCTCAGCAAGACGCTGACACTTTATCACTTACTGATTTTGTTAACAAATACGGGATGTCGCCTGTTGCATGGAAAGTACAGAATGGAATGTCTGAAGAAGAAGCATTGCGTACAACACAGCAAAAGACTTCCGGTGAAGTTCAATTAGGATTTTTTAAATACGGAATTCAATAATATATTTTTATGCCCTACTATTTTGCCTATAATCTCTAAAAAAGTTATAAAGAAAAAAGCCCGTGCGACAACACGGACTCATACCTCATTTCTGAGATCACAAATATATTATAACAAGAAGTGAGGGGTATTTAAATGGCAAAAAAAGTTATGGGTCAAGATGGGAAAATGTATAAAGTTAAGAAACCGTTTTATAAACGGGTATGGTTTTGGTTGTTAGCGGTTGTTGTGGTGTTTATTGCTATAGGTTCGCAAGGAGGCAGTGATGATGCTAAAAATACCGTCGCTGAAATAACTAAAGAAAGCGTGACAGAAGTGTCTTCTGCAGAATCGGTAGCAGAATCTACAGTCGTTGAAAAAGAAACTGAAACTACTGAAACTACTATAGAAGAAGTTACTCAAGAAGAAAGTGTTCCTCGTGAATACAGAAATGCATTGAGCAAAGCTGAAAGCTATCTAGGTTGGGCTGGTATGTCTGAACAAGGTTTGCGTGAACAACTAGAGTTTGAAGAATATCCAAGTGAGGCAATCGATTATGCGCTGGCTAATGTTGATGTCGATTACAACGAACAAGCTTTGGCTAAAGCGGAAAGTTACGATGATTGGGCATCAATGTCAGATTCGCAATTGTACGATCAACTTATATTTGAAGGTTTTACAGATGAGCAAGCACAATACGCTTTAGATAACCTACCACAATAACTAACAAAAAACACGCCCCACCGACCAAAGCGAGCGTGTTCTAAGAAAAAACAAACCTATACAATAGGCTTATTCACGTGTCTATTGTATCAGAGAAAGAGAGCTGATTCAAATGGCTACGTTTGAAGAATACAAGAAAAAGAACGGGGATAAAGCTTGGAAGTTCCAAGCATATTTAGGAATTAACCCCGAAACAGGAAAGCCTGTTAAAACTACTCGGCGAAATTTTAAAACTCAACGTGAAGCAAAATTAGCACTCGCAAGATTGCAAAGTGAATACGAAGACAATTTATTAAAAAAAGAAAAGCCAAAAACATATAAAGACGTATATGATTTATGGATGACTGAATACAAAAGAACAGTACGAGGATCTACATTATTAAAAACAGAAAGAATTTTTAAAAATCATGTATTAGAAGAACTCGGCGACATATATATTTCTGAAATCACGCCTATCAAAATTCAAGAATTAATGGATAAATGGGCAAATAGATACGATACAGCTCCTAAAATGATGAATTACACAGGACTAGTTTTTAAATACGCCGTTCGATTTGGTATAATAGAGTCCAATCCTACAGATGCCATACGCAAACCGAAAAGAAGGAAAAAAGCAACTGTTGAAGAACCATTCTACGATAAAAAACAATTGAAATTGTTTCTTGATGAACTATATAATCAGCCAAACCTAAAGATCCAAGCTTTTTTTAGATTACTAGCTATGACTGGTATGAGAAAACAAGAAGCAGGCGCTCTTGAGTGGAGAGATATAGATTTCAAGGATAAAACAGTCAATATCTATAAAGCCGTTACTAGAACTGCAAATGGACTAGAAATTGACACAACTAAAACAGTTGGATCTAGCCGAATTATTTCAATCGATCAAGGTACTTTAGACAAGCTTAATGAATGGAAAAAAGTTGCCCTTCCTCCATCTGATGATTGGTTGATTTTCGGTCAAACTAATGCTAAAAATCCACACGATATAATGAGTCTTGATACCTCTCGAAAGTGGCTTATGAGTATACAAGACAAAATGGACAAGAAGCAAAAGAAAAAACTACCTAGAATTACCGTACATGGTTTCAGACATACTCAAGCAAGCTTGTTGATCGAAATGGGAGCATCACTTAAAGAAGTACAGTTTCGTTTAGGACATGAAGATATTCAAACTACCATGAACACGTACGCCCATGTATCAAAACTTGCTAAAGAACAATTAGCAGATAAGTTCAATAAATTTATAGATTTCTAG